ATCCAAGCCAACAAGGATATGGTTTCACAAAAGACAAAGCGTAAGAAGAACTTTGTCTCCAACATCCTTGTGATTTCTGATCCTGCTGCACCTGAAAATGAAGGTAAGGTTTTCTTGTTCCGTTATGGAATGAAGATTCATCAGAAGTTGGTGGATGCCATGAAGCCAGAGTTTGCGGATGAAGATCCAATCATCCCATTCGACTTCTGGCAAGGTGCAAACTTCCGATTGCGTCAACGCAAGGTCGCTGGTTATCCTAACTACGACAAGTCGGAGTTTGATTCTGTCTCTGCTCTGTATGAGGGAGATGAAGAAAAGTTGAAGGAAGTTTGGGCTACCCAATATCCTCTCAGCGAGTTTGTTGATCCGACAAACTACAAATCCTATGATGAGTTGAAGACTCGTCTGGAAACCGTCCTCGGTGGTTCGCAGCCGACCAATACAGCAGAGAATACCTCTGTGGATGAAACGGTTACGACAGAAACCGTTAGTGAATCGGTTCCACAACCAGTGGAACCCGACAGCGAAGAGTCCGCTCTTGACTACTTCTCTCGGCTCGCCAGTGAGGACTAAACATCACGGGTGTGATGTGTGCAAAGACCCCCGGCTTCGGCTGGGGGTTTTTTGTTTAGTTTCTTGGTCCACCCGGAGTATCGCGTCCGCCTGCCCTATTGTAAGGGTCAACTGTCGGAGCGGGAGTTGGGACATCTCTACCACCGCCTCTACTACCGCTCACTACTCCCTGAGTGGCAAGAGCCTGAGCATTTGCCGCAACTGAATTTGCGATCAAACCATTTGTTTGCGCACTATTCTCAAGCATCGTATCTCTTAGCCCGGTGTTTGAATTTGAAATCAAACTCAAAACTTCATCAAGTTCTTTACTCAAGGTTGCAAAAATATCAGTTGACTCAAGTTCTTGCTCGGATGCCTCTTTGATTGTTTCTCTAGTCGCCTTGCCCTCTCTCAAGGCAAGTCGATCTGCTCTTTTTCTCTCTCGTTCCTCTTTCCTGATTTGGAACTCTCTTTCAAGTTCTGTTGCCCGCGTAAAATCAAAAAGTAAATAATTTACTGCCTTCCGCACGCTTGTCGCAATCAAATCAAAGAAACCAAAAATTCTTTCAATGTCTAAAAGACCAAAAGTAAAAGATTCTAAAAGACCTCCAACAACCGATGTGAGAAGTCCTCCGATTCCTGCCTGTCCACCAGCCCTAAAGTAGTCAGACAATCCTTGGATGATGCCAAGCACTACTGTGATAGGTATGAAAATTTTTCCCAAGATTCCTGACACTACTTTAAAGAAGGGCATGATTGTTTTAAAGATACCGCCCGCAAAACCAAGAAACTTGAGAACTGGTGTGACAATTTTTTGAAGTAAAGACCCCGTGCTGATAGCAAAATTTTTCACGGCAATAAACGAATTAACGAGTATTTCGACACCACGAAGAATTCTTGGAGATTCTGCAAAAAATAATGTTGCTGCTTGAACTGCTTTAACAATACTCGGTCCTATCGAGGCAAGTTTTGTCCCGGTAAAGAAGGCTTGGGTGCTTCGAGCCAAACCAGTCAAAATTTTTGGAATCGTAAAAACACTTTGAAACAAACCTCTATTAATAGCAAATAATGTTGTTCCGATGGCTGCAATCTCTTTATCAATTTTGAATCCTCTTATTAATATGGCAGGAATAGCAGCCAAGCCAAGCACAGATAACACATCAGCCATTCTGTTTGCAAAGGCAATACTAAGAGGACTGGGAATGGTGTTTCTTACGAGGTCAATCGCACCCGTAATCCTATCACCAAGTTTATCAAACAAAGTTTTTTCAACGTCTTTTACCTCTTCGGCACGCTCCTCTTCTGCTTCCAGCAAGTCGCGTGATGAAGTTTTATTTAAAGATACAAGTTCATTTAAATCTGGAACAATGTCAGTAGTAACATTATCTCTAATCTGTAGGATGTTTTCTTCTTGTGACTGTTCAGCCTGCAAAGCCTCAACAATCTCACGGAATGGGACATCAGCACCACCAGTCGGAACTGGTGATGGACCTGCTATTGGTCTTGGTCCGATGAAACTGTTATCACTAGGATCTGCCACTTCGCTTAAAACCTTCCTGTTCTTGTTTTAGTTGCTCCATAATCATGTAGAAGTAAGTTGTTTTCTCCCAAGGGAGTAAATCTTCAATATCACCCAAACTCATATTCATTCTTGTGCAAAGTATGTAGTTTGAACGCATGTGTCCCTCAAGGTTATCATGACACATGCTTACATAAAAAAATTCTCCAGTCCTTTGACAAGTTGATTATTCTTCGCACCACAACTTGCACAGGTATAGTTTACCTCACAAGAGGCAGTTGGTAATTTTTCAGCATACTGTGTGATTTCAGTGATGTGCTTCATACTCAAAGAATCAACAAAAGCCTTTTGCTCGGAGAATGGCATCTCAGAAAAAGTATAAATTTGATCTTTCGTAAAAACTTTATCAATAAAAAATGCCACTGAGTTTACATTGTCTTTCTCTGTGAGCGAGGCAGCCTGTCCCATTCTTGACATCTTGATCGGTGTGCAAGTAACACCAACCTCTTCGTTCAGCATAATCCTTGCCTCACCGATATCTGACTTTTTAGTGGTTTCGCAAACATCATCAAGATTAATTGACACGGGCGATTGCTTTCCACAAGATTTACATTTAAGCGAAAGATCAACAGACTCACCCATCGATCTAACTCTCATGCTCAAAAATAGAATTTCAAAATCGTTGTAACTAATATCATCAATCTTAGGACCATCAATAATACATTGCTCAACAATCTTTTTTAAGTTATTTACGAGAAGGTTCTGATCCTTTGCCTCTTTGAGCATCATGAACATTTTTTCTTCTTTGACTAAGAAGGGTCTATAAGTTACTTTTTGTTTTGAGATTGGTAATTCAATCACATATTCAGGAGTCTTAATTTTTGGTAATTGCATGATAACCTTTCATATTAAATGTTTGATCTAAAAATAGTCGCTGCTTCCACTGAGTTTAATCTATCCATGCTTCTTGGATTCAAAACAACATCGAACGACATAAGCCCTGCACCCTCATCTGAGTCAGCGAAACTTCCATTTGACACCGAACTTAGGATAGCGTTTCTTACCAAGAATCCGTGTCTCGCCCTTTCTTGATCATCTAAGCCAATAATCGCCAAGTCACATTCAAGGGTATCACGATATGGAATCTGTCCTGCACTCACCGTACCTGTGGTAAGTTCAAGCCAATCTTGGAACACTGAATAGAAACGATTGGATGCATCTGAGAGAAGCCTGAGACTCAAAGAGTCACTGATATTAAAACCATAGACATGTTTATACGCATGCGCACTTTGATCTGAGATATCGGAGGTTAGAGTTGCTAAGGACGGTACTTCAACTGACTGCACCCGAGAGTTGAATTCCCTGTTAAAGTCTCTTCGCAAAAATCCATTGTTTCTAATCGCAGAGGAAAATGTCATAGGGATAGATTGAAAGGTAACAAAATACTTGTTGCCTCGTTGGTATCCTCGCTTGCTCAACGAAGAGAGAAAATTAGTGATTGATAATCCTTCTGCCATATCTTTATTTAGTAGTTTCTAAGAAACTTTACTCGGTAATCTTTGTAAACTTCTGAAACACTTGCCCCTCTAAACAATTTGTTCATCTTTGCTGATGTCTGACCAAGATACATGTCTATCCAAAGACGGGGAGAAAGTCTTACAACCCGTGAACTAATCCTCGATTTGATATACCTTTTAATCGCAGGCTTCATTGCCTCTCCAAGAGCGGTATCTTTTATTTTTTGATAAATTACAACAGTTCTGTCATTAGCATCAATATTTTTATTTGTTGTCAAATTATTCAAGAAAAAGTCTATAACTTTGACTCTGACTCTGGGTGGTATGTAATACGGATTGATACCGATCATGTCTCCACCCTCCTCTCCAATCATGATTGATGCAGGAAAAATATGATGATACTTTAGTCTGCCACCTTTTTCATAACCTTTTGGATTGCTATATCCAAAAACATAACACCTACCAAGTTGTGAAGGCATCTGTGCTGTTGTTTCAAGAATCAATTGATTTTTGAGATCTTTAATTGATGGAATTTGATTTGAAAACATTGGAACCAAATCTTTGAAAAAATCAACGGTGAGCGATAGTTCTGGATTACTTGCCATAGATTTCTTTCTCCGTCATGATTCTGAATGTCCAGCCTTTACGATCACATAGGGCTTGAGCAGCAGCCCACTTTGCCTGATTGATGGCGTATGTTTTTGCCTCGTTGAGATAAGTCACTGATTTTCTTTTTCTAGGCTTTGGTGGCTCCGTTTGTTTTTTTGGTTTTACTTCAATCATGATTGTTTCAACTTTGCCTTCTTTGTTCTTAAGTTCAACCATAAAGTCTGGATAATATCTGTGACGCTTTCTATCAACAGGTGATAAATACGGTATGGCGATCTCTTCTGATGCCCATTTGATTATGTTTGGATTATCATCAAACGTGAGCATACACTTTCTTTCCCATAAGGATCGGTAATTTATTTTTGTTGGATCACCAACATATTTGTTTGGATTCTTGGGTTTGTATTTACCACGGTAAGCCATACATATATTTAGGAGAAAAAAATGGCATTTTTGAATGAGGAAACACGCACACTCACTATCGATGGCACAGTCTATGACATTTCAGCCTTTTCGCAAGCGCAGATTCAGCAAGCGATTAATAGTGGGAACATTCAGGGTTTCATAGCAGAGACAGGATTATCTCCAATCAATCCTCCAGCGGCAAATATATCTCTTGCGGGACCGGCATCAAACGCATTCTTGCAAGAGTATTTCCAAAGATTTAATAATCCAAATCAGAGTGCAGAATTGCCAGTTCCTAATATTGGCACACCGCTACAACAAGGTGATGTTCCAGATTCAACTTCGGCTAGTAGTAATCGCTTTGCCGGTCAAGATACCATGGCACAGGCAGAGGCAAAAGCAGATGCCGAGGGTAAAGCACGCGCACGCGCACTCGCTAGAGAGGGTTCTGGAGTCCAGACGGAGGTTGGAGAAAAATTAGGCAGTTTCTTAAATGAGGCTGGGAGGCTTGCACTTGAGGCTTCAACTGAGATGGGGTCTGCCAAGTTTAGTGATCGTGGTGAAATTTTAGGAGAGGAGAATATTGAGAGAGATATGAGATATCCTCTTGATGCTCTTGAAGGTGATTTGTCAAAGATTCCCTCTGTTGTTTCTTTTGAATTTTTTAAGAAAGATTTCGAAAACTTACTTGAAAACAACATTATTAATAAAGATAACTTTTTACCTCTTGCCGTTTCAGGAGTTGCTGGTATTGCTAACGCTTTCTCAGTTGATGCAAGTGAGATGTCGCAAGTTAAATTTAGAAATCAAAGCCTTGTTGAAAATAATTATGCGTATGGTCCCTTGTCTGAAACAGAAAAAGTTTACACTGTCACACCGGGAGTGGCGGGAGTTGATCCGTATGAAGTCACACCAGATGTGTTTGAAAAATACAAAAGTAATTTTTATTCAACAGAGGGCTTGCCCGGTGGTAATGCTAATTTATTCGTTGATCCAGTCACGGGTGATGAAGTTGTTGTAAGTCAAAGACAAGTGGACTTAGACACACTTTCAAGATACAAAGACGTTAGAATTAGTAGAGCCTCTGAGTCAACAAAAGACAGAGTTTTCATGTACGTTCCAACGCAGTTGTCTTTCTCCGACAACATCTCATACGAGGATGAAAGTCAAAACTTTTTAAGAAACGCATATGAGGCAGCCGCAGGAAATGTGACAGCAGTGGCACAGGGAATCAAGCAAGGATTTCTTAGTGTGGCATCTGACAAAATTGGCAGGGCAGTAGAAGACAGAACTGGTATCAACCTAGATTTGTATAATGGTTTGCGAGGACAGTTTGGTGTAGTTTCCAATCCAAAAAATGAATCAATGTTCTCAGGTATGAATCGTAAAACTTTCACTATGAACTTTACTTTTGCTCCGACCAGCAAGAGAGAGGCTGTGATGATGCAAAATATTATTCAATCATTTAGATTTCACTCTGTTCCACAACTTGCACCTAGCACACTAAACTATCTTGCACCCCATGAAGTTGAAATCAAATTTTATCGAACGACTTTACTTGGTGATGTCACGGCTAAAGATACCTTTGGTAGAGATGGATCAAGTGAGTTCAAAGATGTGACAACTCTCGATAACAGGGATGAGGTTTTAGATAACTTTAATCTTGGTCAGTTCAAAGGATTCGCTAAAGATATTCCCGATGAACTACTTGATCTGATCCCTGATGTTGCAAAAGACTTGGTTGGTTTAAAAGATGAGGTAACCTTAGTAGAGAACACAGAGTTGCCAAAACTCGGTAGGTGTTTCGTCACAGCGATTGACACAAACTACTCACCAAACCCCAAGTCTGCATTCTTTGTCGATGGCACTCCTGTTCAAGTTAATATGAATGTTTCATTCACACAAGCAATCATGATCAACAAGCAATTCGTCATGCAAGGATTCTAAAATGTATTTTAAAAATTTTCCTAATACTGAAACTTTAGTTAAAGATAATATTGTCAACGTAAAAAACATTTTGCGTCAAGCAGTCTTCACAAATGAGTCTATTGAACAAGATCGTGCGTACACGACATATAAAATGAAAGACTCAGATACCCTTGAGTCAATCGCTCTAGATTTGTATGGACGAGAAGATTTAAGTTGGTTGCTCATGATGTTTAATGAAATGATTGACCCGATGTATGATTCATCACTCAATACAATTTCAATGGACAACTTCATCAATAAAAAATATGATGGACAATCAATTTTTATTACGGAGAGAGGTTTTTCTTTTCCATTTAGTGTGACTAATGATGAAATCAAGTCCGGTGATCTTGTGATGCGTAGAGAGGGAGACACAGGCAATGTTTCATATGATGAAAACAACTATGCTTTTGTCAAGCATTATGATAAAAATCTTTCAAAAATACAACTCTATGAACAAGTCGGAACTTTTAAGAAGAGTGATGACATTGCAATAATTCGAACCGACACCGAAATCTTAAATGCTAACATCGCTAGGGTTGATGAAAATGGTCGATCATCATTGCACCACTTTGGATTGGGAGTGACTACACCTCACTTAGACCCTCTTGGTACAATTCCTGATACGAATGGCACTCAACTATCTCTTGGTGTTACCAGTTCGACAACTGATGGACTTAAAAATACAACTTTGTTCAGCGACACGCTTCTTCACAAATATCTCTATGAATCAACAGAGAAAGTGCTTGGTGCAAATGCTTTGTCTGCGTCAACAGGCGATAACAATTCTTGCTCTTTTGATTTCACAGACTTCTTTGGCGGTGTCTCATCACTAAAGGTCGGAAACACATCAGCGAGTTACACCTTCACTGGTTTAGGGGCAACACAAGGCAGCATAATTTTTAAATTTAAGCCACTAGAAAATTTTGAGGTTGGTGGGTCAGTCACATATGATGGTTTTCCAAGTGATGGAGTGATTACTAGAAGAGATGAGTACCACACATCAAACATGAGAAGAGTGCTTTCAACTAAAGATTGGGGGATGTATTCAAATGGCACAAAACTTATGATTGCATCAACTCCTGATAAAGATACATTCCCCTCAATCGGTAATACGAAGATTCAAGGAAATGGTTATCTTTTTGGTCCCACCAGCACAACAGGATCACAAGGCACAGTGACGGATGACACATACGTTTATGATTTGCAAGATGGAATTTTTTCGACAATCGTGATATCATATGATCAAAATAGTAACATATTGTTTTCTGTTGATGCTAGAAGTCCGGTAGGAGTGACCGCACTTTATCATGCATCTATTTCAGGAGAATTTATTCGTGATGGAGAAATGGTTTTTGGCAAAAATGCAAACGGAAAAAGTTTAATTGTTTCCGGTACAATGGAAAATGGTGCTGGCGAGACAATGAATGTTCCTCAATATTCAAGTGGTGTTACTGATGAAAGTTTGCTCTTTTTGGTTGACTCTTTGGGATTCTCAAGTGGCACGCTAGATTTGTCTAGTTATGACGCAAGATCAAAACTTTTTGAAAAGTATAGAACAATTGAAATTGGAGACACCGAAGCAGAAGCATCAAACACTCAATTGTTCGAATACGCTGAACCAACGTCTTTGATTACGGCTAATACCTCAGTTAATCAATATCGTGTTCTAAATTCTGATTATGAAATTACTAAAAACATGACCAGTGGCACACTGAAACTGCCCAACCCTTCAATCGTTTCGCAGGTCGAACTTGAAATGAGGAAACTGTTGAGCGATGTCTGATACTTCAAACTTGAATCGTAAATCTTATGAGAAGAAAGATGATGTTGTAATCAACTCAATTTATCTTTACACACCAGACACTCTTATTGAACTGGATAGTGGCGACTTCGTAAAAGAATTAATCATTTATGAAAATATGATTGACTGTTTTCAAACTGGTCTTTTAGTTTTGACAGACAATAATAGACTCTCTGAGATAATTGATTTTACGGAAGCCTGCTATGTGGTTGTAAGTTATAGAACACCCTTGCCAAGACGAATGCAAAATGGTATGGGCGGCTTTGTTGATGAAAAACTTATCGAGACACCAGCCACCGTAGTGTTCAAGGTATACGAAACTGTATCAAAAACAAGAGGAACAAAACAAACGGCACAGTTTGAGGCATTACACCTTGTAAGTCCATCTTTATTTTTAAATGACATCAGTGTAAAGAGTCAGTCGGTTCGTGGAAATGCAATTGATATTATTAAAAATCTTGCGAGCAATTATTTTTATGACAGGAGTGGAGGAGACTCAACATCTGGAAAGGCTATGGTCACGACAAGTCTGCCAAACTTTAAGGAAATTTCTCTAGAGAGACTGCCCGCAGACAAAGCGTTGACAATGATTGATGATAATTATGACTTCCTAAAGGTCACGGGCAAAACAACTGAAGAGTTAAAAATTGCATTTCCGTTTTCTAGGGCTTTGTATAAAATTAAAGAGATCGCACATGATCTTGAAACAAGCAATGGAAAACAAGGCTATGTGTTTTGGGAAACACACACAGGTTTCAAATTAGCCCCCAGACAATATTTGTATGAGCAAAAACCATTGATGCTTTTAACAAAAAGTCAAGTCGATGCACAATACAATTCGCAATACAACCCCGGACCAATTATGAACATTTACGACATGGATGATTTCGAAATTGGTGGCTCACATAAAAGATCGATGCAAATCCGAGATGGTGCTTTTCAGTCAACAATGTACGTTTATGATATTACAAATAAGACTTACTATAAAAGTAACTTTTCATACAATAGGGGATATGTGGGAAATATCAGCGGTAGATACCCTGTCATCAATCCTAACAAAATTTCTCCAAGATTCACTGAGGTGAGTGATGGGGTGCATAAAGTTTTTACAAAAGACATAGCCTCGGGTAGATTTAATAAGTCAAGGTTTAGTGGAGAAATTGATGAACGGAACTTCGGACACGCGGATGTTCAACAACTGGTTCATAGTGAGAAGGCATTATCCATGGATACTTACATGGAAGTAAACACTTCTGGTATGCATTTTATTGAAGCCGGTAATACTGTGCAAATTCTTATACCACCTGCGACTGCCTCTCAAGATAATTCTTCCGACAAGCAGTTATCAACCACATACTTGGTTGACTCGGTTACACATGTCATTGACTTTATTACAAAAAGTCATAGAATGAAACTTGGTTTAAGTAAAAATTTCAAAACAACTGAATCTTCAACAGTTCAGTTACAACCAAGTGAGGGAGTGGGTGCTTAATGTTAAATGAATTTCATTGGTGGCAAGGTGTGGTAGAAGATAGGAACGACCCTAAACAATTGGGTAGAGTACGAGTTCGTTGTCTTGGATATCATACAGAAAATAAAGTTGATCTTCCAACACAAGACTTACCTTGGGCGCATCCAGTTCAGCCAATTACATCGGCAGCGATGAATGGTATCGGCACGACACCTCTTGGGCTTGTTGAAGGCACATGGGTTTTTGGATTTTTCAGAGATGGTGAGAACGCACAACTGCCAGTAATTTTAGGATCAATTGGTGGTGAGAGTGTTCCTCTGAATGATGATGATAGTGGTTTTAGAGATCCAACCGGAAAGTATCCTTTGAAAGAGGGTCCAAACGTTTTCTCTGATACAAACACTTTAGCGTCAGGTGATAGTGGTTTGCCAATTATCAACAGACAACAAAATCTTGATGAGATGGCTCAACATCTTGGGTCGATGTTTACATTTGCATCAATCTCTGAGCCTGCACCAAGATATGACGCTGAGTATCCATTCAATCATGTAAGGTTCACGGAAAGTGGTCACGTTCAAGAGTTTGATGACACTCCCGGTGCGGAAAGAATACACACTCAACACAGAAGCGGAACTTTTGAGGAGTTTGGACCTGATGGCGAAAGAGTATTAAAAGTTGTAAATAGAAACTATACAGCGATTCTTGGTGATGACGATGTTCACATCAAGGGTAATGCAAACGTACAAGTTGATGGTGACACAAGTTTAATTTTAAACGGTAACGTTCGACTGACTGCATCAGATGATTTGTCCATTTCTGTGCTGGGTGATTTTGATTTGAATGCTTTGGGTAAAATAAATATTACTGGACTAAGCACTTCGATTCGTGGTTTTCCGATCAAGTTGAATAGTGATTAAGGAGTTTTTGTATGCCTACTTTTCAAAATGTGGTTGATCTTACAGCGAACGGTGAACGCTCCATCAAAATAATTTTAGCGAAAGGCTTTGATTTTTTTGAATTCAAAGATGAGCCTGAATATTCTGTTTACACATCCTTTCCAAATAAAACCGCAAGATATCACTTTATCGAAATGATCACACAAGGTGGTCATGGTATCAATAGACCGATGACAAACGCAGAAATCAACAAAGTTCATCCTGACTTAACAAATGATGAAATAGAAAATCTTCGCTCCTTTTATGAAAGTAACAAAGAAAGAAGACCCTTCAAATTTAATCTTGAGTCCACCAGACCACTAACAGATCAAAGTGTTTTGGACGAAGCAAATAATATCGAAAATGATTTTGTAAAGTATTTCAAAACAACTCGACCAATCATCGAGCCAAGCGGCATTACTTTTGAAAACTCAATCAATTCAGGAACAGCGATAACCACTGATAATATTTTAAGTGGTATCCGTGGGTCAAATCAAACAGACGCAAAATTTGTTGGCAACTTCGTGCCTCCGGTTGCAAACATCGGACAATATTGGTTGAACACTGGCTCGGGAAGATTGTTTGTTTATCTTTCTGACGGAAGCACAAGCGGAGTGACATCCGCATGGGTGGAAATCTGATGGCTTTATTTGCTGCTACGGTTGATACTAATGTAATCGGCAAGGAGGGCATTGGTAAAATATTTACTGGTGAACTCTCAGTTTTGATTGAGGGCAAGCCAGCCTCAAGACTTAGTTCAATGGTTTCACCATATCCACCCGAAAAAGTTATTAGTGAAATAATCACGGGATCACAATCAGTCTTAGTTGGAGGATTAAATATGACAAGAGGTACAGATATTAATAATTTACTCGATAAGGTGGATAACACCACATGTGCTACTTCGGTTGTGGTGGGACCATGAGTGCTTTTCCAGAGGGTATCAATATTGCTCCACTCATCAATCAGGATTTTATAGATCTTTCAGGTTGTGATATTCCGGCACTTCCTATTTCAGACGAGGCTCTTGATATTATCAATAAAGCAATCTCTGGAGAACTTTTTATTAATCCAGTGCAAAATGCTTTAAATGCTGTTGGTGCTGAGGTTGGAAAAATCATCACAGAAGTTGATAATGCAGTTGGATCAGTTTTTATGACACTGGATGGAACTCAACTCGGAACTCCGATCCCCGGTGTGGATTTATCTTTATTTGGTGGTGAGAATCCAACAGCAGCACAATTTATCACAAGTCTATCAGATCGTGTGACTAATACGGCAAACTTCATGCAAGAGCAGAGTGACATTCTTAGTGGTGTTTCTTTAACAAAAGATGGGTTTGACCAAAACGGTGGTGTCTCTGATATGCCCGGCATCTCTGCCATCCAATCTTTGGCTGCTGGTTTCAATAATACTGTAAATTCATTGTCAAACACTGATGAATTGCTTGACAATTATAGCCAATTTTTTGGTAGTGTCTTGGGTCCGGGTACAGATCTTACAAATGGTATCAACGCTGCACTTGAGGGTGATTTTAGAACCGCACTCAATCTTTTACCCAGAGACTCTAATGGAAATATTAATTTTCTAAATGCCTCGACCCAGAATTTGCAAGATCTAGTTGATGCGTATGATAGTGTCATGGTGGCAAAAAACGCAGTGGAAGAACTGATCAATAATGAAAGAGCATTGGTATTGGCTGCGACAGAATATCTTGTCAAA